TAAAAAGGATTAAAAAAATGAAATATATAGAAAATAAAATAACTACTAAGTCACAAGCTAATAGATTTATAAAAGAGCTAAAAAGAAATAAATTAGATTTTCACTTTGATGATTGTGCGATTGATTGTTTAAGAGAGACTGATTTAAGTATGAAAGAAAAAAATTCTATCCAGAAAAGAGTTAATGAGCTATTTTATATAAAAGATTATGATGCATATGGTATGGCTATAAAATTTTGGAAATTATAAGGAGATCTTAAATGCCAACTAAAAAAGGGCTATACGCCAATATTCATTCAAAACGTAAAAGAATAGCGAAAGGTTCAAATGAGCAAATGCGTAAAGTAGGTAGCAAAGGAGCACCGACTGCCAAAGCTTTTAAGGCCGCTAAAAAAACAGCAAAAAGAAAATAAATATGTTGTTAATAATGGCTATTCTGCTATATTGATAATAGGCAATTATGCTAATTAAAGGATTAAGAAAATGGATAATGAATATTTAAAAACGGAGTTATTAAACACGGGCGGCGGCTGCGAGGTTCGCATAGTGCATTTAAATGATAATAAGATTTTAATCATGAATGATGATTATGTTTCTTTGTATAATTCTATAAATGATTTTTGGGATGAGGCGGGCAATAAACAAATTAACGGATTTTGGGTTAATAAATAATAGATAATATAAAGGATTAAAAAATGTTTGTGTTAATAACAATGAATAAAGCAACCAATAAAATATTAGAAGTAGAATTATATTCAGTTGAGTCAAAAGAATGTTATAATCAAATGATAAAAGGAATTGATGATATAAAATCGCAAGGTTTTAAATGTGAGTATCATAGGGTAACCTAAAACAACTATAACAATTATAAAACTTTATTAGGTCGCTTCGGTGGCCTTTTTTTATGTCTTAATAGTATATAGGGGATAGTACTTAGAACAAACAAGGGGCTGATAATGATGTTTTTTAGATCTTAACTAATAATTAAACCCAATAAAACCGTGGTTCTATTCTATTATAGAGTGGTAAATAGTGGTTATCAGGGGCTGCAGAAATCATAAATCCACTGTAGACCTCTATAACAGCCGACCAGGGCTAAGCATATTTACATGACCAATCATACCAAGCTATACACAAAACGCTCTCAGCGGCCATCCTGCGAGACTTTTATATTGGTATTTATGGAACAAAACAAGAACATAGGTTGGCTGCACAACTGGCATAAAAAAACCCCGCCAGAAGCGAGGTCATAAGATAATTAATTTTGTTATATATTTAAGCTAATACGATAAAGAAACACGTTAATAGGAAAGTTGTAATTGATATTAACAGAAGATTTAAAGCATCTATCAAAAATTGTTTTGACTGTAAGTAATCAAGCATATCAAGCCGCCTTTCTTTTTGTATCTTGTAAGACAACAAAACCACTATTTAAAAACTCTTGATATCCTTTTGACTTTTTAAGCTTAAGTCCGACAATTTTATCATTAGAATATAAAGCATTATCAATGTCGGAAATGTCTCCATCAATGACTTCACGCCCTAAAAACGTTTTGGGTAAATACTTCTCAAATACCACGGCAACAGGGTTGTTGTATTGTAAGGCAATTTCGACTTGCTTTTGATATGTTGCTTTACCACTATAAGAAAAGATCACCTTATAGTTGTGCAATTTGTTAACATCCTTTAAGCGGCGCGCGCGTTTTGTATAGTCAATAAATAGTATATTGGGGTGCTTAACAATTATATCGGTTAATTCGTACGCTATATCTGATATAGTGTTCAGTCTTACTGTAGGAATTACGCCTTGCTTTTTACAAGTCTTTTCGTAGTTGGTTAACTCTTTATGAACTTGAGCAATAAATAATTCTTTATGTTTCATGTAATAATCAGATCTTAATGAACGCGCCTTATCAACTGATGACATTGCGCCGCGCCCACTATTGACAAGGCAAAGCTTCAAACATCCCGCCGATTTTGATGCGGGGCATATTGTCAAATTAGGTTTCATGCTAAGACTGGCAAGTCTAAAATCTTTATTGTGCTTGTTGGATTTTAAAACTTTTGTATTAGTCGAGTTAGTTGCAATTATTGAATTGCGTTTAAAATATTGTTTTATATTTGTCATAATCTTAATCCTTTATGCTTATGATGGAATTAAATTACCATAATGCAAGTTAATATCAAGTTAATTTATGCTTTATTTTCCCATGCTTTTATAAATCGTTTGACTGTTGCAAATGCGCAACAACTCAAGCGAAATAGGATGTTCACCTTTTGTTCCCGGAGGGTATGTTCACGTTTTGTTCCCGGCGACCCCACCCAACCATCTTATATATATTTATATGTTTAACTTTATATATACATCACCACCTATTTTTATATCCCCATTTTTTTTCTTGAATTTTTTTTGCCCTGTGGTAATTATACAACAGATGATGCCGCGCGTTCAACCAGTATTGAAGCCTCGCACCTCGCCTTTTATTAAGGTCTATGGGGGAATTGCGTCATTTTTTTTTTGGAAAAATTTTTTATGAAACCTTGTAAGTCATGTACCAGTCCTAAGACCTGTCAGAAGATGGGTAAGTGTAGAAAGCGTTCTAGTAAGCGTAAATCAAGCGGTTATAAGATACCTGGGTATTAGGAGCAATTTATGTTTGGTAAACCTGGATTGGATCAATTTAATAAACCTGGCGGTGGTCGTCGTAATAACATGGGTACAGCATCATTGCAACGTGCAACTAAACAACCTGGATTTGCTGGCGGTATAATGCGTCAACAACAACCAATGCAAACACCAAAACAGCCTATGATGCAAAACGCTGTGCCAGACTACATAAAATCAAGACCTGGTGTTGCACAAATGCCACAAGTTACAATGCCAAACATAAACACAATCAATGATAGAGATATGTTTATGCCCAAGCAGCCAGAGCAAGGATACATAAAATCAACACCAGCTATTGGTAATATGCAGCCAATGGGCGGCGAAAGCATGGGTATGAGCAGTCCTGTACCTGACAGCAGATTAACAAATCGTGCTAATATGCAACAAAATATGAATATGCAAAGAGATGTAATACCTAACGATTATCAACCAACAAGAGAGGCTATGCCGCCTCGTACAATGACAAATAATATTGTGCCGCAAAGACCGCAATTTAACAGACCGCAATTTATGGGTAATATAGGAGGTGCTAATCGGGTTAATCTACAAATGCAAAATCCATTTAATAATTATAATCGCATGATGCAGCAACAAACACTAAACAATCAAATAAGAGGTATGGGTTCAATATCTGATGCAGAATTAAGGCAACGTAATGGGTTTTAAGCCGGGACATAAAAAAACAGGTGGCCGCAAAAAAGGTACACCTAACAAGCAACCAGCATTATTAAAAGATGCTATTTTAGAAGCTGCGATCAAAACAGGCGGTGGTAAGGATGGACTTGTTAAGTATTTACGTGAACGTGCAGAAGAAAACCCTGCCGCTTTTATGACGTTGCTAGGCAAAGTATTGCCAATGCAAATAGCTAACGATGATAGCGGCGAGCCATTTAAAATAATTAACCAAATACAGTTGACAGCACCAAAAAGTGACAGCGATTAACATAGAATTACCGCCCAAGCTTATACCTGTATTTGAAGGTAAAGCTGATTTTAGGGGCGCATATGGCGGCAGAGGTAGTGCTAAGACACGTAGTTTTGCCATGATGACAGCTGTAAGGGGCGCAATGCTTGCAAGTAATGGTGAAAGTGGACAAATACTTTGCGCTCGTGAGCAGTTAAACAGTTTGAATGATAGTAGTTTTGCCGAGGTAAAAGCAGCTATATTGGGCAATGAATGGCTGTCACAATGTTATGAAGTAGGTGAAAAGTTTATAAGAACTAACCCTAAAATGCCAGGGCGTGTTGATTATAGCTTTAGCGGACTAAGACATAACCTTGAAAGTATTAAGTCAAAAGCGCGTATTATGCTGTGCTGGATTGACGAAGCAGAACCTGTAAGCGAATTAGCCTGGAGTAAGCTACTCCCTACAATTCGTGAAGAAGGCTCTGAAATATGGGTAACATGGAACCCAGAACGCAAAGGTAGTGCTACAGACCAACGCTTTAGGCTTGAACCGCCTAACAGCAGTAAAATAGTACAAATGAATTGGAAGGACAACCCTTGGTTTAATAAAACGCGATTAGCCAATCAGCGTGTAGAAGATCAAGAAAAGCGACCTGATAGTTATGAATGGATATGGGAAGGCGATTATGCTAGTGTGCATGAAGGCGCATATTTCTCTAAACTACTAGCGCAAGCTGAACGTGATAAACGGATAGTTGATAGTCTACCTATTGACCCGGCACTGCCTGTATACGGCTTTCATGATATCGGTGGCTCTGGTGCTAAAGCTGATAGTTATACGATTTGGTTAGCGCAATTTGTAGGTGAATGGATACATATACTTGACCACTACATAGCACAAGGACAGGTGCTTAGTTATCACATTAATGAGATGCGTAGACGTTGGCCCCACGCGATTATGCAATTACCGCATGATGGTGTTAACGAAAATAGTTGGACAGGCAAAAGAATAGAAGATCACTGGAGAGATGGTGGGTTTGAGGTTTTAAAACCATTAACAAACCAAGGTAAAGGCGCAGCAATGCAACGTGTTGAAGCTGTAAGGCGCATACTACCTAAATGTAAGTTTGTTAGAGAAAAAACACAAGCTGGCCGAGTATCACTTGGTTGGTATCACGAAAAGCGCCCTGCTGATGGTCGTGACATAGGACTTGGCCCTAATCACGATTGGTCATCACATGACGCTGATAGTTTTGGATTAATGGCAATAATGTCAGATAGATTTGTTAGACGTAAAGCAAAACCACTGATAATGCCTAATTACGGAAGTGCAATATAATGCAAGAATACAACGCAGACATATTTGACGACGAAGAAAACAACACTGCTGATGGCGTTGATGATGCTGGTAATGACGATGTACTATCTATGGTACGTGCTGAATTTGAGCAATCTATTGGTATGTCACATGACAGTGACTTAACAAACAGTCGTGAAATAGCATTACGTTATTACAATGGCGATGTGTTTGATGTGTCTGTATTCGGACAGCGTAGTAAAACTGTAAGTACAGATATTGCCGATAATGTTGAATCTATACTGCCTGACCTTGTAGAAATACTGTCAGGCGAAGATGTTGCTGTATTTCAGCCTGTAGGCATGGAAGATGAAGAAGCTGCACAACAAGAAACAGATTACATAAATCATGTGTTTTTCGAGCAAAACAATGGGTTCCAGGTGCTATATGACGGCATTAAAGAGGCATTATTGCTAAAAACAGGTATATTTCGTTGGTATTGGGAAGAAGATAGCTACGACGACAAACAAACGTACGAACAGATTGATGGCTTTGGCTATATGTCAATGCTTGAAAACGGCTATGAACTGACTGCTGGTGAAACAGAAGAACGCGAAGATGGCCAAATAACTATAACAGGCGCTGAATTTACTAAAACTACCACAAAAGGCCGTGTAAAAGTAGAAACAGTACCCGCTGAACGATTTGCAGTAGCAAAAGACACAGTAAAATTACGTGATGCAACATATTGCGTAGCACAAATACAAACACGTAAACAAGATTTACTTGAAAAAGGTTATGATCCTGACAAAGTAGCTAATTTAACTAACATAGACGTTGGTGACAATGAAACTGTTACTGATGCACGTAGTTTAGACACTGAAGATGATTTATTTAATAATTCAGTAGGTGTAATGGAGCAAGTTACTGTTTTAGAGCATTATATACGTGTTGAAGGACAAATAAAACGCTTAATAACTAATGACGATGCGTCTGTAATATTGGAAATTGAAGATGCGGACTATATACAATACTCCAGTATATGTCCATACCCAATGCCACATAAATTTTATGGGTTGTCATTAGCTGACAAATTAATTGAAGTACAACGTGTAAAAACAGGCATACAACGCCATATGCTAGATGAATTGTCATTTAGCCTTAATCAACGCATGGAAGTATCAGAAGATGGTGCAAACGAAAACACTATATCTGATTTGCTTAACAATACGCCCGGTGCGCCGATACGATCACGCAATGGCGGTGCCGTAAGACCTGTAAGACTGGCTGGCAGTGGTTTTGAC